TTGTAAGATGGTTCTGTGGCTTCAGCATTCATATTCTGCGCGGCTCTGAGGGCGTCTTTGATGTTTGGCATCGTTGTGCTGCCGGGTGCCGTCGTCCCGGTATATATCTCCCATGACTGTTGCGACATTTCTCTATCTCCCTCTAGTAGCCCTGCGTGAGGCAGTACACGTCACGTATGACTCGTGAGCCGCCGTTGTAGACATTCAGAGTGAACCCCGAAGCCGAAACGCTAGTCACCTCTGCATGGTCGCCTGATTGTTTGTCATAAATCGTAACCTGAATATTCAATGAACTGGTCTGAAAAATCGGGTCAAATGTCACAGAGGTATCACCCGTTGAAAGCGTAGTGACAGTTTGTTTATCTACTCGGTCGGGCATGTCTACTTCCCATGTCCAACCTGATATGTAGAGTTTTTCCACTTCGGGGGCCGTGAGGTTCAACCTCAGATTCGTATCATCCCCATAGTAGCCACCGGGGACGAGCGCGGTCCAATCGTCGGAGTCCACACTTATCTCTGTAACCACATAATCACCGAGCACGGCAAGGAGTGTGGCCGGATACAAAAGGTCGGCCTCGAGTAGAAGGTCGGGGGACAAGAGCAAATCCGTGTCTGATTGGACGGAAGCATTCACGTCGGAGTCCACAATACTCTCGGCTTCATAGCCCAAGCTTACAGAGGATTCTATAGTGTAGGTTCCTGTGTCACCGGGCATTATGCAGAGTCGGCCATTCTCTTCTTTCCAGGGGGCCGACGCAATATCCATTGTTTGCAGCACGCCCCCCACCGGGTTATAGCCACCCCATCTTACTTTATCCCCAAGAGCGGCCCACGCAGCTGGGGCCGTCCCACTGGCAACGAGGGTCCGATTGATAAGGAACCAATAGAGATCACCCTTCAGGATGAGGGTGAAGATACCGCCGTTTGTGGTTACACCTGTGGCCTCCTCAACAGAAGCGCGTGTTGCATCTCTTACCACCCATTGAAATGCACCAAGATAATATTCAAAGGATAGTGACACCCCATAACCTTCAGTTACGTTGTTTATGACCAGCTCTGTGTAGACCGTCATTGCGGTCATTATGTCATCTGCTACAAGAGTAAGGCACGCAGCCTCATCAGTGTTTACTAATGCCTGCTCATACCCTCCCTGACCGAAAGCGGTCACTAGAAAACGTGCATAATCGGAGTTAGTGGCCGCGCCCGAAACGCCCACGCTGCCATAAGTACTCCAACCGTCCCCAACATTTGGAGAAGTATCAGCAGTAAAGGCGTCTACAGCATAATTGACTTTTGACCAATACTGTTTGGCCTCTGTATCCCCGACGGCAGATCGACCAAAATACATAGTGCCGGTCCCAGCAGCAGTACCCGTTTTTCCGTCGAGAACGATCAGGAGCTCACCATCGAGGTAAACCCAAATAGAAGACCTGAACTCAATCTTTATGGTCCTGAAGCCACTGGCCATATCACAAGCTATGACCTCCACCGTAGCCGCGTCGATGGTAATTCCGTCGTATCGAAACTCGATGAAGGCCGCAGTAGTGAAGTATCCACTGTTCAGGAATATCATGGCGCTATCGCCTTCTTCGACCTTCAGAGCGGCCTCTACCGTGAGGAATTGATTCCCCGTCAAGCCCGTGAGACTTTTGGAGTAGTAGCACGATCCACCCGAAGCTATCTCCAGGACACCATCAGAAACCGTGGCACGGTCGGCACCCACGAGAGCCCAGCCATCAGAGTCAGGCTTTACAGTGTCATCCCATTCATAGTCAAAGTTCCCGTCGAACCCGGACTTCGCATAGCTCCAATGATCGTAGGACCTTACCTCTTCCGGCGCGGGAAAGACTCCTCCCGAAAGAGTGCCATCCCAGTCCGTTTCCTCAGTGTTGGTCTCTTTGACATTGATGATGTCCAAAGCTGAAAAGGGGACGAAGACAGACGCCGAGCTCTCACTTTCCGCGTCACCACTTGCCGCGACAGCCTTCACATGGTAATGGCCCTTGACCTGTGGGTTCCATTCCGTAATTGCTTGTGTAGCGAGAGTAACTGCCTCTTCCCACGTTGCCGTTGCGCTCTTCGCCACCCGGACTTCATAGGTAATGTCTCTCACGTCTGTTACTGACTCCCACACGATGTAAGGGACAGATGAGCGGTAGACAAGCCTAATCCCGCTCACGTCTTCAGGAGGGTCATCCTGTGCTGACAGGTCCTCATCTTCGAGGAGTAACCAGTCACTTGCCTTGAACCCCACCCAAGCTCGAACGCGGAAGGAATAGATCCCCGCTGCAATATTTTTAATGTCAAGCGTGGGAAGCGTGGGGGCACCCACAGCCTGCCACTCGGCGTCAGCGTCGGGGCTTAACATCTGGACTTCATATTTGTCAACAGTTAGATTATCACTGTGGCTCCAAAGAAGGGAAACGCCCTGTAAATAAAGGCCACTTTCTCGATAGAGGTATTCATTCGCCGCGATATTTGTGGGGGCGTTGGGGAATACCAGGTCGGGGGGCAGCGAAGCTTGACTTGTGTAGGCTGGGATAGAACCACTATCAGCCGTGTATACGTCGGCACTGTAAGGCACTAGCGTAAGCTGCGCCGAGAGGTTAGGGCCGGGCGTAATAGTCGTGACCAAACACTCCATGTTCACTAGGTCAGTCTCACCAAAATGGAAGAGGTCTCCAGTGGCGCAAGTGAAAGAGCCAGTGGCCGCCGTGATGGTTGTATTGTCACCTATCGAGAGTGTGATCGCCTTTTCCTCAAGAGTCCCGTCGGATTTTCGAACAGTGACGGCATAGGTCTTACCTGATTCCATTGGGCAATTCTCATCGACTGTGAGGTCCGCGCCCGAGACTGACAGCACGCGGCCGTCAGAGACACCCAAGATGGGGGCATCGTGACGTAGGAGAACGAGGTCTCCACGAGTGCATACCAGATGCTCATAATCCACGCTGATATTAAAGACTTCTTGTCTGTACACCATCTGTGCGAGGTGGAACCGTGCGAGCTTCCATACGTGGTCTGAATCTGTCACTCCAAAGAATGAAAGCGCCTGGAACAAAGTAGCATTCGAAATATTGTATCCGTCGGCATAGACTATTCTCTCTTCCTGAAGATAGTCATTATCCCGATTGATGAAACGACAGCGGAAAGCATGGGGGGTCTCAATAAACGTCCTCGACGCGGAAAAGCCTGAGCTATTCTTTGGTCCGAAGACTTGGACTGGCGTGGTCTTTGCTTCTTCAATGACGACGGCGAAGTTGTTGTTTATCTTCGTCGAAGACGCTCGACCGGCTGAAGCCACGGCTTCAAGTCGTTCCGCGAGAGTGGCTTGTGTATCAAGAATTGCGTCAAAGGTGAAACCTTTGAGGTCACAAAATTCGGACCAGTCAGCTAAATTGTCCAAGTCGATACGACTGTCAGCGACGGCCTTCTTATTGAAAGGCCCTTGTAGTAGGTGACGGTAGATATCAGCGGGGTTTCGAGAGGTAAGTCCGGGGTCCCACGTCCCCGAGCCTGATTGCCAAGACGTAATTTTGTTTGCCACGAGACAGGAGAAGTTTTCGATGGTACCGTTGAGCTGTCCTGTCGCTTTGATTCGAAGCGCCACCTTCGCCAAGTAGTAAGGCGGGTCCAAAGGTATTTCATTCTTCACGCTTCGAATAGCTGTCCAGGAGCATTCATCATTTGTTTTTGAAGACGTGGCGTCCGCCGTCGCACGTTTGATACGAATATCCCATTGACTTCTCGAGGGAAAGGCGAAGCGGAAACCCCGACGAACGGGGTCCACTGAACGTGCCGAGAATACAACACCTTCAGCGATGTTCGCAGTAATAGAAGCTCCAGAGCCACCATCGGGTTCATCTATTGTGACCGTCGGTGACGAGGTGTAGCCCTCACCATTATCTGTGAGGAAGACCTTGTACACAACACCGTCGGAGTTGACTGAAGCCGTCCCCGCTGCACCTGAACCACCGCCACCAGTGAATACCAAGGGCCACGAACCAGAGGCATAGCCCGTGCCCCCCGACCCGAGAGACAGACTTGCTACATATTCATCCACTGCTGTCGTCCACGCCCCGGAACCCCCGGTCTCTCTATACTCAATTGCAAGAGAAACTGTGGTGGTCCTGAGCTTTCCGTTGTCACGGAAAATGACGAGTCCACGAGGGAACGTGATATCAACTATGGCCTCATCCGTATCAACCTCTGTGGCCCGAGTCTGGTAGCCACCGGCATAGGTGAGCTCCACGGCAAGAACCGTCTCGCTTACACTTTCGGGAAATAGGGTAATGTCTGTGTCACCGACGGCGCCCTCCTTGATCTCATATTCAACGTCAGAGAAAGAAGCTATGGCGGTGTCACCAATTTTCAAATCCGAAATTTGTAGGGGTCCGTAGCCAATTGCAAAAAGGCAACAAAGGTATTGATCGTTACCCTGGAGCATGGTATAAGGTTTCGCTGCATACGGTGGCACCATCCGGTGCATGCCGAGTACCACGGGGACCGCTCCGTAAGGGCTTATCCTATTCTGTGCCCCGTTAATGGCATAGACATTCCCCTGACTCACATCCGAGAGATCATCCAGGTCCACCCGTGGGGGTGGCACCAATGCATTGATTACTAAAAGCCCAAGCGCTCCAGCTATGGCCGCTCCCGTGGCTTTGCCCACAGATAAAAGCCCTTGAACCCATTTTCCACCTGCCGCTCCTGCCCATGCCATTACGGCGATAGACAGAATGGTCCGCAACATTCCGCTATTGTTACCCCCTTCAGGTACCACGGCGATAGAGACAATAGCTCCAGCTTTCACCGTAACGTCGGCCCATAGTTCCGGTGGAATGGGCTGGCCATGAATAGTGACGTGGGCGAATTCCCTCCAAGGCGCGTCGATGTACTTCTCCACGAGCCCTAAAAGGTTTTCCCCACCGTTATGTTCATGTGTCTCTCTTCGAGACATGAGTATGCTGGGACTGACCGATACAATACCCTTTGGTGTTTTGCAATCTACTACTGGGACCGGACCCACCTTGACCATGGCCGTACCTTTGTAGCTATACCGACCAATGATACGGCTCTTCCACCGGGGGTCATCCAGAGGAACCCGGACAACGCCGGTGCCCTCTTCACAGTGATAGAAATGCTTCCCTTCGACGACACCGACGTGAGACGCCACCTTGAACTGACGGAGCAAAATCAAAGTGCCCTCGGGGTCCTCTGCCCATTCACAGAGACGTTCGGCCACGGTCTGTGCTATTTCGTTTGCACCTTTCCCATACTCATACGTGGGGAGTTCAATTCCAAGCTGTTCCCTATGATACAGACATACGAAACCCCAACAATCCAAACCTTCACGGTCACGGCCACGAGCTTTGTAAGGTATCCCGATATAGTCTCTCATGAGAAAATCCCCGAGTAGTCAGCCGGATTGAACTTATCAGCTGGGATTGGTTCGTTCAGTACGTTCTCATAGGTCACGTTGCACGTTATGGTCTGAGCATCATATTCATAGCTGTCCATTTCGAACACCGCCGGTCCATACTCCACGGTGTCCGGGGTTGAAGCGAGTATCAGACTGAGCGTGACCGTAGGATATGTGGCGAGTTCTCGAAGTAACGCAATTACTTGACGGTCCACATTACATAGCTTCACCTGCGTCAAGACTTGGGGTTGCTCCGAATCTTCGGCAGGAAGTAACACCTCGAACGGATACGCCGAATACGTTTCCCCATTCGACACTATGTCCTGCCGGTCATTCACGATTCGGACTGGGTTAGTAAAATCTGCATGATCAAGCACTATGAGGGAGAGCATGACCTCACCCGTATTTTGGGCGAGCATCGCAGCTAGCGCGGTTAGTGACAGCGTTCGGCTCACGGTTGAACCTCAATCTGGAAAGAGACCATGTATTTGTCCCCGGCGCGGCCCGTGCATTGAGGACGGCTGGCAAAAACCACGTCTGAGGACGAAAGGTCTAAAGGATCAGTCCAGGTGAAAGTTATGGCTGCATTGGCATCATAGAACGTCCGAAGAGCTTGCCATTGAGTGAGGGTAAGCACCATCGACATGTTGTAGATGGGGTAGTTCGCGGTAAACCTCTGTCGGCGCTTCGGCGGTCCCGCGTCCATTGAGGAACTGAGGACGATGGATTGATCTTCAGACGCCCACCCTGAATGAAGTCCACATTGAGGGAGTGTAGCTGGCCAAGTCGCCATTATCTCCTCATCCCCTTACGTGCTGGAAGTCCTATTGACTGAAAGGCACTATCAAAATCCCCTCGTCGGATTCCAGTATTCACCGTGCTCTTTATCAGGATATCCACGCGCTCTTTGCCGAAAGCATCCCTGGACGTTTTCTCTTCAACCTCGACACCAGCTTGATTGATTATGTTCACGGTCGTGCCACCACCCGAAGGCGCAGCCAAACCCAGAACTCCACCACGACGGACGAGAGGTATAATTGCTTCGGGCCCGGCCTCCCCGGCCATGTTCAATGTCGGTCGTGTCAGGATAGCCCCCTTTGCATTCTTCGGGACAGTCCCTTTTGCTATGGCCCCTCCCCCAAACATAGTCGGGATTATTGACCCTGCGACCTGCCCAATCAGACCCGTGGCAGAACTCTTCTTCACCTGTTGGCGCGTGAAGAGTCCCGCGAGAAAGTCTGTAATGAGCTTGTTTGCCATGAGCCTCATTATATCACTCATGATGGAGCTCACCATATCTTTGAAAGCATATTTTCCAGTTTCTGCTGCCGTCACGAGCATGTCAGTCGTGGCACCGGCGATACTCCGCATAATGGCCGCGCTCTGCTGTGATATCGTGACTATAGCCTTGATCTGTCGCTTCTGTGAGTCCTGGACTTCCTTCGCCCTTTTCTTCGCATTTGCCATGATGAGACGTTCACGTTCTTTCGTCTCTTTAGCTAGGGCCTTGGTCATTTCCTTTTGGTGTTTCTTGTGGCGCTCCAGGATCATCTTGTCAGCCACTTCTTTTGCCCGTGCACGTTGTTGATCCGTGAGCTTCATGAAGCTGCTCAACCGTTCGGCCTCGGTCTCGATGAATGCTATTTCATCAGCTTTGGCCACCTTCATGATTTTGAAGCGCTCTTTGTAATGGCTCTCGATTGCCTCTCGCTCCATCAAATTCCGTCGTTCAGTGACGTCCTGGACAGAGCCTTTCAGAAGGAGCTTGAACAGGTCATCCTGATCTTTCTTGGCTTTCTTATAGCGTTTCTTACTACCCTTGCTCCGTATCTCGGTTATGGCATCTTCAATGCCCATAATCACGAGCTGGAGCTCACGGCCCTTAAACGCCGTGGTCTTTCGGATACGTGCCATTTCGTCATTCAAAAACGCTATGCGTTTGTCCTTCGCAATTCGGTGGATCTCCATTCGTTCTTTCGCGGCTTCTTTCGCGGCTTTGGTCACTAGGGCCTCCGCTTTGAGCTTCTTATCCACCGCCGTCATGAACCTATCGCCAACGGCTGGCTGATCCGTGGCTATGTCGGTGATACCACCTGAGAGCCCACCCGTAGCAAGCTTGGCATCCTTCAGGGTGCTCTGAAGGTCTTTAATGGCCTTATCATGATGCTTCACAATGTTATCGACGTGCCTCTTATACTTACCCTCAACAGCTTTGAGCTTTGCATCTGTATCCTCCGATGGGAGGAGGGTTTTATCTATCTTCTTAGACAGCTCTCCAAACATTCCGCCAATACTCTTTGCAATCTGCCGGAAGCCATAAGGTAGCGCGGCAGCCCCTTTGACCAGAACCTCTCCGAGTAGCTTTGCCGCCATCGACGCGGCGGTCTTCACCGTATTCACGATTCCCGTGGAGAGGAGAGCGCCAATTTTGATAGAAAACTTTTCAAATGCCTCTTCTACCCGAGCTATGAAGGTGTTGATCCGTTTCGAGACTCGATGGTCCAGGATTGCAAACTGAGTTTCAATGTAGAAAATATTCCGACCAACGGCGATTATAGCTGGAATCGCGGCCGCCAGAGCTACCAAAATCGCAGTTATGGGATTCGCCATCATAGCAGCAGCCAGACCCTTGAACGCAAGAGTAATAGCTGCAATAGCTGCCCCGCCCTTAGCTGCGGCGAGGAACCCGACGAGGGCTATTGTCAACGAAGAGAAAGCAGCGGCCAAACCTTCGACGATGAATTTACTTGCTAGGGTGTCCTTCGTAAATTCTCGAAGGGCACCCGCCACGTCGAGTAGAACCTCTACCAGCTCTTTGGCATACGGTAGGAGAATGTTTCCGAGGTTGGCCCCGAGAAGCATGATGTTATCCTGGAGTGTACTGATACGACCACTCAGCGTGAGTGCCGCTATCTGCATTCCATTGAAAAACATTCCGCCCTCGCTCGTCATTCGCTTGAAGGCATCGACGAGACTTGTGGAAGTGATTTGCCCTTTCCGGGACATTTCAAAGAGCTGTTTGACTGTGACTCCCATGGACTTCGACAGCTCCGAGAAAATCGGAACACCAGCTCGAGCTATCATATTCAACGAGCGCATGTCAACTTGGCCACGGAGCATTGATTTGGTAAAGGCCCGAGTTACAGAATCGAGCCTTCGGGCGTTTCCACTCGACACGTCGCCCAACATGCGGAACGTATCAATCACGCCTGTCATACTCCCCTTCACAGCGGGGAGGAGCTGTTTAACTGACATGGAGATAGCTTCGAAGCGGAAGGGGGTTTTTGCCGCCGTCTCATTGATGAGGGCGACCATAGCCTTCGACTTTTGAAGTGTGCCAAGCATAGGCCGGAAGGCGGCCTCTGCATCCTCAATCCCTGAAGAAGCTTTCGTCATAGCCCCAAAGGTAAGTACGGCAGCCGTCGCCACGGCCATGAGACCATACTTGGCATAATCTGCCATGGTCTCCGTGGCTTCCTTCGCGGCCTTTGCCTGCTCCTTGGTTGCCTTCTCGAGTTCACGGGTCCTATCCGCGAGTTCCTTTTTCTCTTTGGCGAGAGCATTAACTTTTTTCGTGACAGCGGTGTACTCTTCGCGCATGGACATGAGCCGTTTATCCATTGGATCTAGGCCCTTACGGATAGTGGCCCCAATGCGTTGAGCAAGATACCTCTGTTGCGAGATCAGCCCGGCCATTGGGCCTTTGGTGGCCCTTACCGACGCGGACATGATTTTTGACTTCTGAACCAAATCATCTAGTGACTTAGCATCAACCTTCTTTGCATTTTTGCTGAGTTCCTTGAACTCTTCGTTGGTCAATTTGAGGGATTTATGCATCTCTTTTGATGCGCCCTTGAAGTCCGCTATCAGAGTCAACTTGACCGCTGGCATGCGCTACTTCTTTCCAATAGGCTGGTTGATTCTCCAGGTATCAATCGCGTCTCCAAGCTCGTCTAAATGCATGAGAAGTGCCATAGCAAACGGCGTCTCATGTCTCCAGCCGCGACCTGAAGGTAGCCCCCACCGCTTCGACTTCATGTAGAACTCAATGAATTTGTGGGCTTCCTCCCCATCGAGAGGGGGCATTTCCACAAACCTCTGTCCCGGAGGGAAGTACCTATAGCCCTCGCCATCGAACATCTTACGAATGTCGAGCACGAGCATGTGTGACCCATCCGGTAAAGTCTCAATCTTACTCTCCCACGCGGGATCGTCTAGATACCCGCGTGGAAGGTCCATCTGTGCTACGAGGTAAAACAGACCTGCTCCGAGCAGCGCTATTTTTCCTCCTCATCGTCTTCGCCATCTTCAGTGTACAAACCCATGGCCACCAGATAAATCTGGCTGATCATGGTGTTGAACTCTTTGCGGGGATCTTGGGCCACCAACGTTTTACCGTCGGTGACACCCATAATCCCGCATTTCTCTGCGTTCTCGATGGAAACACAGTGTTTCCTCACGCACGCTTTATGTTTGGACCTTATCACGGACGCCTGACTCTTCTTCTTCCCGGTGTTCTCGATGTAGAGGTAAGCATCTCTCTCGTCACTGTCCGCCGTGGTAATTTCTGCAACAATCTGTTCATCTTCGGGGAAGTCCCGATTGTTCAGCTTACCGCCGTCGACTAAATCAAACTCCAGGTCAAAAACGTGTCGTGTCCGTGTCGATGATAGCAATACTTTCGGCATTTCAATTGCCCCCAAGGCAGTAGGGCCGACGTTAGATAACGTCGGCTGCGAATGCTGTTCTAGCGTAGAGTGAAGCCGGTCCTTGTGCCTTCACCCATGAAAGGTCTCTCTTCTGAGCATCCTTCAGGGCAGCACCCGTACCAAGCGTGGTGATCTGAACTGGTACTATGAGCCAGTTCTGTTTTTCGGTTGCCACGGCGTCTTTGTTCAGACAGATCATGAGGAGAAGCTTTTCGTTCGCCTTCGCGGTGAAGACGTAGTTTCCTTCTCCATCGTCTGTCACGTAGTCGAGGAACCTCTTCAGGAAGTTCAACGAGTCATCCTTGATAACTCCAGTGGAGTCGTCGAGCTTGAGGAACCCGCCGAGCGAACCCTTCAGGTCTACATACCCATCGAGAATGTACGAGGTGTAGCCGCTCTCGCAGTCATCGGTGACTTCGATGGTCCCCTCTTCACCCTCGATGGTGGCGTCCGTTTTGCAAATTTCCGTGAGCGTCAGAGGGTAAACTGAATCCCCCGCTGCCAACGTAATTTGAGATGATCCCGTATCGGGACTCTTGAAGACCCCGCCCTCGAGGATTCTAGCGGGTAGCGTCGAACTGCTACCACGACTGAGCACTTCGTACCAGGTGTTGGCCGTCGTGTCGCCCGAAGTAACTGCTGAACCACGGGCAGCACTAAAAACGTTGGCTTTGTAACCATTCTTGGTTTCGTAACCCATTCTTTTACCTCTCTACAATTCAGAAAGTTTCGTTCAAAAACTCCGTTTTGTAACCTGTCGGGCTACGTTAGAAACTACAGACGTTCAATTGATCTATGACGGCAGGCCCATTCGACGCATCGGCATCCAGGTGGAACCGATAGTACTTGAACCGTGGAATGTTCCTGAATACCACGGCGCTGTCACTGATTGCCGAAATGGAAATCTTGGCTTTCGTGGCCATAGTCACGACGGGGGCCGACGTAGAGACAGTAGCTTCAATGGAAGCCGCCTCCACGATATTGGCCCAATTACCAGCCGTGTCACCACCAAGGTTTGAGCCTTGCAGATAGAGGACATGTGTACCACTATTCACAGCAGAAAAGCTGACGAAGACGCCAAGGTCTTTTGTCAATCCATTGCCAAGTTCAAAATCATCCGTGTAAACGCTGGTGTTAGCTGCAGCCTGCAAAAGGTTAGTAGCCGAAATTACACCAGAACCCGTCGCGGGGACCATCTGCTTCACTGATTCGAAACGGAAAGCCGGTCGGCTGCGCTTCACGTCAGCGACGGCAAGGCCCGTCACAAACAGGACGAAAACGGTCATCAGACAAACGAGGCTCAATCTTTTCATCATCTTCCTTCTTTCTTAGTCACAGTCATCAAACTCTTTGATATAAATGAGAGAATGTTCAATGTAGCTTCCGAACCCGCCCTCTGGTGGTGCTCCTGAATACAGTGGTCGGTACTCAACACTCACCAAGGTTTGCATGCCCACCACTGTGGGATTTATGGACCTAATGGAGTCAACAATGGCTCCAAGATATCCCGTCGGTACCTCTATCCGGGGAAGGGTTGCATGGACAAGGACCTCATACTCTTCCCGATCTATCTCGATTATCCCCGACCCCTGAAACACCGCAAGCTGCCTCTTATCAGTCAGCCTCGGTGTGTCCGCTATATACTCCTCGAAGTCTGCCAATCCGGCCGCCGTCAGTCGAGCTGGCAGGTCTGCCGCAATAGCATTCTTCAAAGCATCAAGCCGGGCCTGGAAGTTCATTATTTATCCTTTTCCTTCAGGACACGTTTCATAGCCGAATTCGCATACCCCTGAACATGAGAACCCGAGTAGTTTCTGAACCTTTGAGTGAGTATCAACTTCGGGGGATCTTTGATGTGTTGCTTCCTCGCGTAAGGTGACTTTTCAACCCCCGTGCCTCTATACTGTCTACCAAACTCATGCGGATTCAGTGCCGGTGACGTAAAAACGACGCTGTTGGTCTTAGTGACTCGGTTAATTACCTTGTGATGAGGTTTCTTCTTACTGCGGAACCCCTTGTACTTCAAAGAATGCTTCCCCCGCCGAGTCAGCCACCCGCGCATCAAAGCCTTACGGGCCTGAGCTCCGACCTTAGCCATCATTGGCCTGTAGAACCTATCGGGGGACACCCTTAAAGACTCAAGAATCCCGTAGCTAGTCAAAACCTCAACTTTGAAAACTTTCCCACGTCCCCGCGTCATACCAACCACAACACAGTCTGATAGCTACCGGGAGATTTATCATCCGACATTTCACGAACCTTGTACTCCACGGAGTCCACACTCACGTAGGTGGTACCCGGTGTGAAAAGCGAAGCGTTCCCCGTGTAAATAGTCAAGTGAGGGGTTCTTTTGTGCCACTCCACCGCGCCCATCTGGCGTGCATCTTCACCTTTGACAGGATTGTCGAAAAACCCCGACACTGAGGTCACAACAGAACCGCCGGGACCATCGAGTACGTCAAACTCGATAGAGTCTGGGTGGCACTTGATGTATTCCTCGACTTGTTGTTTCTTCAGTGTCAGGGCTTCGTCACTCATCTTCGATCATCCTATGCGGTGAAATTGCTTCCAGTGCAGACGGAAGTGTGGTTGATGTTCCCGCGAATGTAGAACGGGCGACAAGTCGCACGAATCCATTCGACGGGGGGATCATCCTGTTTGAAGCTGTCGATAACGAGGTCGCCAACTCGACGGACAATGTTTCCTCGAGGATCGAGTACGTCTATGCCACGATTGCAGCGCCATGCCATGCCGCCAATGTCAAACATGACCATCTTGGTGGAAGGCATGTACTCTTCCAAAGAACCGCCGTCAGTGGCGCGATACTGCCAATCGGGGCTATAGGCGAGTATCCAAATGGGAGCAACCATGCCATCGACGTTGTAGCGACCAATGACCTGGAGACCTTCTGTGCCCTGGAACTGAGACGGGACCATGTTCTCCACGACGTAGGAACCAAAGGCCGTGGCCTTTCGTTTCTCGATCACCGTTCCATCGACTTCGAATTCGTGAAGCCAGTCTGCGCCAAGAATGACGGCAAGCTTGCTCTGAGGAACGCCATAGGCCCTCATAGCGTTATACTGGTCACGAATGGCATCGTCGAAGCTATTGCCCGACGTGCTGAAGTCATAAGTCTTCGTCAAGGCACCGGCACGGCCGAAGTCAACTTCGTCGCTGTTACCAGCGGCATCATAGTTGACCATCTTACCCGTGAGATACACGTCCAGGGCCATCTTGTTGCGCATCATCTTGTTGGCCGCAATAAAACCCTTGGGGCCACCGATGATCTGTTCGATTGCTCGACGAACGTGGGCCGACTGTGGCGACGTGGCTTCAATGCCTGCCACCACTGCGTCCCGGAGCTGTTCACCGATGGGAGTCTTACGTTTGTAGGCAAGGACTTCATGCTCGTAGCCAGTTCCAGGGGCATAGGCCACGGCCACGGAGGGTTCACCCTGCCGGATCGAGGAAAGGGCAAAGCCATTTCCAGTATAGGTGTCCAAACGCACGGTGGCGTTGGGCGAATTGTCCTGAATGGGGAAAAGAACAGCGTCGAGCTGTTTTCCCATCAAAGCGGCGTTCTGGTCTGCGTAGTAACGCTTCACGCCTTGGGTAAGAACGCTGATAGCCATCTGTTTACCTCTCGTTGTCTCGTTTCAGTAAAAACTACGGTTCTGTTCTGCCTGTTCTGGCGTGAAAGTTACCGGAGAATGATGCCGTTGCTTCTGGCCGATTCCTCCATGTCAGCGGTGACGGTGAGAGCATCGTCGGAGTCGTCTACGATATCGGCCGAGGGAAATTCAGAACCCGATACGAGACAGAGCACATAACCCTGAGCGGCCAGCGTAATGTTCTCATAGGCGATTGCCTTGATTACCGTAGCGCTGTACTTGTAGTCATCGGGGGACGTGTCATAGTCCAGCGGCATGCCTACATAGTAGGTGTCTATCTGACAGAGCAGCTTTTTCGTTACCAGATTCCCGGCAAGGGGTCTTTCAGCGGTATAAACTTGTTCAGCCATTTCGTTCCTCTCTTCAAAAAACTCAGTTTTTGTTTTCTTTGCTTTTCACTCAGTGACAGGGGTTTCTGGCTACTTGTCGTCCTTCTTGTACCAACTGTCATAGAGGGCATCTGCCTTCTTGACCTTCGCGTCGATGGGATCGGCGGGTTTGTCGGCATTCTCCACACGAGAAGCCTGTTTGGAAACATCGAGGGCAGGAGCTACAGCAACCTTGCCTGTGTTGTCAGCGGCGGCTGCCTGATTGGCCTTCAACTGAGCAACGGCGTAGTCCCCTTGGGTCATGTTGTTCTCGATAGCTTCGCGCACGGTGTTGGACACCTTCACACCGGAAAGCTCCAAGAGCTCCATGACACGATTGCGCTCGTCACGTTTGACATTCTCCACGTCGATGGTCGGTACGGCAGGAGCGGCAGGTGCGACAGGCACTTTGTTCTCCACCGTGGTTTTGGCCTCGACCGGCGTGGCTTTCTTTTCCTCGGTCTTCTGTTCGTTCTTCACCTTGGTTTCCTTCCTTCTCATGTGGTCTTCGAGAATCAGATTCAACGCTTTCAAATCTGTGGGTTGGTCGGGCCTTTTGTTGACAGCGTTTGCCATGAATTCATGAAACGCTTTCATCATCGAAGCTGCGTTGACTGCACCTTCGTCATCCCCCTCTCCCTCTTCGGGTCGCTTCGACATTCCTGTTGCAATACCAGCATCTATGATCGCTTGGCCCCCAAAAAGCCAAAATTCTTCGTCCATCTTGCTCACAACATCTTTGACTGATAGCCCGAGCTGTTCAGCGTAGATGTTGGCGATAATGCCATCGATCCCGGCCAAAAAATCCATAGTCTTACGCATGTCTTCTTTGTCACCATAGGAAAAGGACTGGGCATTATGTGCCATCCACGTTGAGGTCTTATTGACAGTCACTCCAGCGTCAGCAGCGAAGGGGATGTAACTGGCCGCGCTCATGGCGCGAGCTCCGATTTCCACCGAGACATTTTTCCTCTTGGAGAGGGTGTCAAACATAGCGAACCCCTCAAAGGGATCTCCACCGATGGAATCTACAAAAACATGAACCGGCTCGCTTTTATTCTCGGGGAGCTGTCGCACCAGACTTGCATTCGTTGCGTCCCAGCCTACTACGCCCTCAATCCTGATTGTCATCAGATTTGCCCTCTCCCTCAATCTCTTTTTCTTGTTCTTGTTCTTGTTCTTGTGTTTCTTGTCGAGCAAGTTCAGCCTCTTGTCGGGCCATGACCTCTGCCTGCATTTCGGCAGAACCTTCGGCCCATATCTTTTGCTGTTCGGCCCACTCATCGACGGTGTTATACCAATCACGTCCGTGCTTCCGTGCCACGGCTTCATGGTCAGTGAAACTATTCTCGACAGCTTTAACGTCGGCGTTCACTTCCTGAAGAGGATTGATGTGCCCTGGAACGGGGCCAAGATAGGTCCCCTCGAGAAGGGCTTCGCGGGTGCGATGATCCATCCAAAAACTAGGTGGCACCTCAATTTGTCCCGTTCGGGCGAAGTATTTCAGATACTCCAGGTTGATAGGTCTCTCGACGGCTCGAACGAACTGCCGTCGCTCGCTCATGTACTTCTTGATTGTGTCGTTCAAGGCGCCCTTGTGGGCGGTGTAGGAGGTATTGTACTCCCCAAGAATGAACTCCGGCGGATACCCCCGCGCCATAGCGATTGTCTTCAAAAGCCACTCATTCGCCAAGCCGAAGTTATCAGACGGCGTTTTGATGTCTGAAAAGGTCATGCTTTCTCTATTTCGAAGATGGAGCATAGATCCGGGGGGCATGTCATTGGATCTAACCATCGTCGTGGCTGTAGTGCCCTCCGTGCTAGGGGCAGTATTACCTTTTGCAGCATCCACAATCCCCCGCATTTGAGCACCAACGTCAGTGTGATCGACGTTGTAATAGCCCATGAGAACGGATTCGAGGACCATACGAGCCACTGTGGCGTCCCAAACACGGTCCATCTGTTTTATCAGAGCAATTATGGAATGAATCTGGCCATATCCTCGGGCCTGGCCAGCTAGCTCCTGGAAAAGGAACTGAATGGCGTTCTGATTGCCTGCTTCATCCTTGAATTTGATCTCTGAGCCTGTGACCTTCTGCCAAAAGGCTTTCCGACGACCAAATTTGTCCATACGGATGCCGAGAATCCAATTCTCACCTGAGGGAGTTTCTTTCCCGTTGTCTGTTGAATGCTCCCAGTCGATTGCGTGCCCTCCGGCCACAATCAACTCAATAGGAAGGTGTGATTCATCGTCTCGGACAAAATAGAGAATTGCGTCACCACATTTGGACGCTTCACGGAAAAGAATGGCCTGATTCTCATACCAGCCGGCAGCCATTTTCTCCAGGTGAAGGAGGGTAGTGAACCGCCGGGACCATTCTTGTGCCTGCTTCTTCGTCCACCCCAAAAAATCATGGTTTATGGCTGATTTGAAGGTAATTCCGTCGCCAATGGCATACGTGAGGGGTTTGTTGATACACGCTCGGGCGTGAGGTGAGGTCTGGTAGAGCGTAGCGTTGCGGTCGCTCAGAATTCCATAGGATTCCTTAATGAACTCGTTGGGATCAGTGGTAATAGTGTCCCAAGAACTGAATTCCCCACCTATTTTATCACCAGTATATTGTGAAGAGGTCTCTTCATAGTAGGGTTTCCCGTTACGGATAATCACTATTCCCACGTTACCACCCTGCTCCTACGGTTCGACCCCCCAAGGTAGAGGTGAGCTGTCGCTTCTCCATGAGAAGCTGTTTAAGGTAGGCTTGGAGTTTGTCAATATCGACTTCAGACATTGAGCGTTCAGTCGTGTTGGTGACATTTTTGGAATGTTGCCCGACGAGGAGATTCCGCTTTATTGCGTTACGTACTCTCGTTATTTCTTCAGTATATTCCGTCACGGTGTCATAGAGCATGCCAAACCTCCCAACATAATAATAGTTCACTACACTATTACCTGCCAAGTGTCAAGGAAGTTCCTAAATCGTCAATTCGTTACGATAGTTGTCCCAAAGTGTTTCAGTCCAGTGTGCAGGTCCCATGTAATAGCCAAGAGACGTTGCATAAAGCCAAGTATCTAACACTTCATTACGTTCTCGAATTTTCTTCCAGCCCAGAACACCCGGTTTGATCTCCTGGTATCGCTCCGAGAGAAACTGCTCGATGAATTCCCCATCTAGTTCGCGGCCGTCAGCCATGAACGCGGGGAAGTTGACTGGCGGGACCAAGTCTTCTCGAATGAGCTCCCTGGAGAGCATGTCTTTCAGGACCGACGTATTGAGCATATAGACCTTGGGGCACAGCGGGTTTGACGTTCTGGCCTCCTTCACTATATCAAAAGGCTTCAGAACACCAGAACCACGTATCGGGACAAATTTATCCGACCTCATGCCTACAAAATTGTAGACTGTGTGGGATTTGTCATCCCAATCTTTTCGACGCTGCTCTTTCGGGTCATAGCCACAATCAATGGCGGCCCGAACAATGTGAATCTCTCGTCCGAGCACAGTGTAGGTCTTATTGTAGACAAAATCACTCAGAGAAGCCCATGCGGGGTCTGCAGGGTCATCTATATGCCCGTAGAACACTATGTAGTCGATGAGCCACCTGGTAAAATCATGGCCTGCCCCCAAGACTGCGCATTCCAGCCTGTCTTTGTGTACGTCGATACCCGCGAGGGGCATCAAAACCCCCTCGGGGGCCTCTCCCAAACGATAATTCTTGAGGTTTCGCTCTCTGAAGAGGTTCGCGTCGGCCTTTTTCTCGACCCGCGCCCACGGCCAGCCCTTGTAATTGAGGTAAAAATCCTTGTATTTTAGGATATTTTTACCCTTATTTGTGTCTGCATGCTTGCTACAAATGCGTCTCCAGGACAACATTTGCTCCGGGGAGAGGAGCCCAGAGACGTGATATGAGTGCTTTTTAGGATTTTGAGCCACCGCTGAGGGTATCCATATGCCGTTCTCGAGGCACCATTGTTTCTTACTCTCCTTGAAGTAGCCCCCACAGTGCTTGCAGACATATCGAACAGAGTCCATTTCGACGACGTTTTTACCACCGGCCTTCAACTCATATGTCAGCCCGTAGTTCTTACCCTCTGCCATGACGAGAACTTGTTTCCCACCACATTTAGGGCACGGGACATGATAGTAGCGCTGGTCCCCCTCGCAGAACAGCCGGTAGATTTTCGAACCCTCCATCATCGTAGGAGTTGAGAGCGCAAAAATCTTGAAGTCACGGACGGCAACCGTTCGGCCTTCAATGATTGCGATTATGTCTCCCTGGTTTTTGAGTTCATCTTTCGCTTCATCAATCTCGTCGATGATGATGAAGGGGATGGTGTTCGACTTCATCCCAGCAATGGACCCATAGGAGCTAATGGTCAGCTTCGTTCCACCTACAAACTCTTTGTAGAACGTACTGTCAGCCTTCTTACGGTTGTTGCGCTGTGAGTGGGGTTTGACCATTGGGCCGAGCCCGGTGTCATCGATCATAACGTCGATATTCGCGCTCGAACGAATGGCCGCGAGGTCCTTTGTAGCTGTAAAAAAGCCGATGGAACCAATTTTGTGTTTTATCCAGAAGGCCATAGCCAGTTCCGCGTGAAAGGTCCCCGTCGATTGAACGGATTTCATGAGGGAAACCCAGTTACACGGGTCGTCGGGGGAGAGCCGACGAAGAATTTCTTGCATGTGAGGAGCCGTATCTCGGACGTAGGGGCCATAGACCGGCGAATTCCCAGCTGACACATAGCGGTTCGCTTCGTTCCATTCAACAATGTCCGGTAGCTCTGCTGAATCCGGCAGATTCTCTATAAAGGTCAAAGCCCGTTCAAGCTGAGCCTCTTTATAGGTCTGCATTATTCTCCTCACGCCACTTTCTCACATCCAGCGCTTGTGCCTTCTTTATCTCCCGGATAACGGACGTGAGTTCCCGCTCGAAACGTTTGATTATGCCATCGGCGTCATTCTCTGAAACAAGATTATCCACCACCATCTTCAGTTTGGCCGGGAGCTTCACGAGATCAGCACTCAGCTTCTCCGCGTAGCCAAAAAACAAGAAGTTAGCCAAGTCCCAATCAATGACCTGGAAGTTTGCTCGACGAAGCTTGATCTCGAGAGTCTGGTTTTTAATCCTCTTCTCCCGTAGTTCCTCTTCGAGCTTTTCACATTTCAAACCCTCCACTTTGAGAGCCAGAGCATAGGCCGGATCGTCGGGGTCTGGCCTGTCCATTTCGTCCGGTGGTGACGGTGGTGCTTTTTTCTTTGGTTTCGGGGGTGGTGAGGCGCCCTTTTTAGTCTTCTTCTGTGCGTGCCTCTCCCGAAGTGACATTATGCGATCAACCCAGACCTTGTATTCAGCATCATTCACGTTGACAAAGAGTTTCCCGGCTTTCTTCTTTAGAAATTTTCGCTGCGGTTTCTTCTTTGCTTCGTCATAAATGGTCCGTTTTTTGGGTGCGCGTTCCAGCATCAATACGTGACGCACGGCTAACCACTTTGCCCGAGCCATGATTTTGCCCCTCCCATGAAGTAGGACTATTTTGTCCTAATAATAGCACGGATCGGGGTGATCCGCACCAGGAGCTAAAAAAGGTCGGGTATTTTAAGGGACGGAAGTCTC